GGGCGGCCTCGGTGGGCTCCCGGTACACCCGAGCGCAGCCGCGAGACAGCATTGCCATCCCGGTTTCAGCAACAACTGCGATGGGAGTCTTGCACACCTGCCCATGGCGGAGATAGGCCTGGTATTGCTCCTGCACCACTGGGATGCCGCCAGTCATTGCGGTGCCGCACTCACCCACCGCATGTAGCCACTTCTGGGCAGCAGGGCCCCACCCGTAGTCCTTCACAACGCAGCAGGCATCTTTGCTGAGGGTGGTCCGAGGGTCACGAACCATCACCCAGCTGGCTCCATCCCACACCGGGTGGGCTTGGCAGAACTCAATCTGCTCGAAGACGGAAACAGGCGCCTCGACTTTCATCTTGAACCCGTACCGCAGGAACCAATCGCCCAACCCACGCCGGAACCTTTCCAGGTCGGCCCGCTCAAGGAACACGACACAGTCATCACCATTGTTGGCGAGACGCACGTTGGTATGGCGCTCCTGGGACAATGTCCACACCAGTGCACACATGATCAGGCAATTGCCGAGTGCGGTGTTCATATCACCGCTCATACGGCTGCCGTCAACACGGTACTTTGCACGACCGTCTGTGGCCTGCAAATAGCACTTGTTGCGGATCTGCCCACGCAGTAGCCAGCGTAGCCTTGCAGCGGTTGCCTTATCAAAGCAGCCGGTGTAGACGCTGTGCTCCCACTCAAGCATCTCTGGACGAACGTGCTGATCAAAGCGGCTGGCATCAAGCCCAATAGCCACTGGATCACGGAAGCTGTCCCACATGCCACGCATCTGCTGCGCGACGCCCTCCGCCGAGTAGCCCTTCATCACGGTGGGCCCGCCATACACCTCGGCAATTGCATGGTAAATGCTATGCTCGAGTGGACGCAGGTACACTCCAACCTCCACGTTATACCGCGGGTCTCTGGGCTGTATGACCCGCGGTGCGGGATCAGGCTTTGCGGTGAAGTTGATCTTCTCCGCTTTCACAAACGCTTTCTTCACCCCGAAGTCGTCCGTGGTTAACGGACGCTCCTCCAGGCTCTTAACGGCCCGCTCATAGCACATGCGGCGCCGGCCACTGTAATAATTGAGGAATTGCTCCCTCGTAACAGGGCGGTGCACACCGACATGAGTGAGAACGGACCTTCTGAACCCCCCCAGGGTTAAGTGCGGTTGTGCCGTGCATGGTGGTGGGGCCTGCAATTGACCCTCAGAATCGGGTGACCTGAACACCCTTTCCACAAGTGCACGAATCCCGTTGTTCAGGGTGTTATTGTGTATGCCGAAGCTCTGCCTTCCGGAAACCCCTGGAAAAACCGGATGCAGTCGGGTCTTGGCCACCCCCTGATACTTCACCTGGATGCCACAGCTGATTAGGTGCGGTCTGCAATCGACCGCGGTCTCAACTCCAGGTAGTAACAGTGGGCCCCCCTACTGGAGCTCATTGTCGCGCAAGGATTTTAGACCCTGCACGACCGCACTGCGCCGAATGGCTTGGGCCAGCAACTCCTCCGCTGTTGGGACGAAAAACATCTCAACCGCGAGCTGCACAACCGCAAGGCGATCCTTATGGCGCAGATCCTTCTCCTTCTCCGGACCGTCTTTCACCATCTCCTCAGCTAGCCACCGGGCCAGGCATGTCCTGTCAGCACGGGTATCCTGCAAGTGGCCCCAGCGCAATTTGGCCAGCACCACCCACTTCCGCACAATCTTGGACATCTCCTTGGCCCGCCCGGTGACTAGGGTGCTGGCGGAGACACCGTTGACGGTAACCTCGCTAGCAACTCCTGCCATCTTGGCCGCATTGGCCTCAACGACATCCGGGAGGGTGTCGGCCGGAGGGGCCTTTGTAACCCAAGCCGCCGCAATCACAACAATTGTTGCGAGCAGCAGCACGATTCCATACGCGACCAACTGCGCAAACAGACACAGCGCAGTGACAGCGCTCAGCGCGGCCGAGGCCCAGGCCAACCACCTGTGCCAACGGCTCTCGTGCCGGGCGTTCATCGTCATCAACGCCCCCAGGAATTCGAGCACCACCTCCCCAGATGGAGAGTGTCTCTGCCCCCGGGGGGGGAGGCAACGGGAAGCGGTCCATTTGGAAGCGAACCAGGAAGCCATGACCTTGTCTCTGCAGCCCGCCAATCCTTTCGGTATGCCGGCACCGGGAGGGAAACACCTCCAAGGGGATGGCTGGTCAGGCCAATTACCTTTCACGCCTGGG